TATAATTCGCTATTGACAATTTATCAGATTATGCAAAACTATGATTGTTGCGTCACCCGAACTGTCTCTAAAATTTGCCAAATACCCTTATTGGTCATTTATATTTTTAGACTCGCAGCATATTTCATAATTACTTCTTACCCCTTAAAATTAGTACAAGTATACAGCCTCCCTGTTATACCTAACTTGTGCCCGCATTGGTTTAAACATCCGTGCGGGTTTTTTTATGAGTAATTTTGGTTCGTATATTGGTGCGATTCTTTCTAAGCCAGCATCTGAATGGACTAATGAGGAATTATCAGAAATACAGAAATTATTAGAGGGTGGTTTTAAAGATAAACTAGAGACTCTGCTGCTAGAAAAGCGACCTGATGACCCCAAAACACTTTATAAAAAAAATAGTAAAGTTAGGAGTTTAAAGAAGTCTTTATTGAAGAAATTCAAACCATATCCAAATAATTAATTATGACTTATCATAAATATATCCTAACAACTTTGGAAAATACGCAACCTGTCATAGATAATTTAATAAATATTGGGTGCAAATCAAGAGAACTAAAACTTATTGAAACTACATATAACGAAAGACAAGAACCAATATACCAAATGGATTGTATTGGTTGCGATTGTAAAACAACATTAGCCAAGTAAAGCGAAAGCGTTTGGCATTGAGGATACTATGGGAAACATTTCCCCAGAATATTTAACCACAGAACAGTTTGATGAATACTGCGAACTAATAGCTGATGGTTCTACTACACGTAAGGCTGCTTCACAGATTGGTAAGGCAAGAAATCATATATGGTTTTGGTTGGAGAATTATTCAACAGAAGCACAGCGTAACCAATACGCGCGAAGCCAACGTATAAGTGCAGAGGCATTTGCTGAGAAAGCTATTGAAACTGCTGAAGATGATAGCCTTGATATAGGCTTTAAACAAGATGGCACACCTTTTGTAAATGGTGAGAATATACAACGCAGCAGACTTAAGGTTGATGTGTATAAATGGATAGCAGCAAAGAAAGACCCGTCATTAAGTGATAAACAGGATATTAATCTGGGTGGGCAAAATGGCACCAATCCAGTTGACATGAGTTTAACTGTAAGCTTTGTTAAGCCTGTATGATTGATATTAAAATCATAGCTACTGACCCAGAAAGCAAAGAAGAGCATTATATTGGCTTTGCTATTAAAGAGGCTTGGAATGATACATTATCTAAAGTGATTCTTTGTCATCTTATTAAGGCTGCTAATGCGGCGATTTTAGAATACCAAGAAAAATGTAAATAATCATCCATGAATATACAGTTCCCGGACAAACTTCAGTGTTTGTTCGAACCCAAGCGCTATAAGATATTATATGGCGGACGGGGAGGGGCTAAATCATGGGGAATAGCACGAGCATTGCTCATATTAGGGGCACAGAAACCACTTAGGATATTATGTGCTCGTGAGGTACAGAAATCCATTAAGCAGTCTGTACACACGCTACTAAGCGACCAGATTAAAATGCTTGGGCTTAGCCAGTTCTATGAAATACTAGCCACTGAAATACGTGGCCGTAATGGTACGTCCATTAGCTTCTCAGGTTTAGCAAGCCATACAGTTGAATCCATTAAATCATTTGAGGGATGTGACATATGCTGGGTAGAAGAAGCTAAGAACGTATCTAATTACTCATGGAAGATTTTAATACCCACCATTCGTAAAGAAGGCTCAGAGATTTGGATTAGTTTTAATCCTGAATTGGAAGATGACCCTACTTACCAACGCTTTGTTGCTGACCCTCCTACCAGTTCATTTGTAATAGATATAAGCTGGAAAGATAATCCTTGGTTCACTGATGTAATGCGTGAAGAGAAGGATGACTTATTCCGTAAGAACCCAGTTGAATACGAGAATGTTTGGGAAGGTAAGTGTAAAGAGTCAGTTGACGGTGCAATCTTTGCCAATGAATTAAGGCAAGCTACCCAAGAACAGCGCATTACACGTGTTGCACCACAAGCAGGCATACCTATCAATACCTATTGGGATTTGGGCCAAAGCGATGCAACGGCAATTTGGTTTATCCAGATTGTAGGTTTAGAGTTTCGCGTATTGGATTACTACCAAGCAAGCGGTCACAAGATGGCTCACTACATTGATGTATTAGCCAGTAAAGATTATAATTATGGTGAGCATTATTTGCCCCATGATGCAGACCACGAACAATTAGCAGCTCAATCCACCATTAAACAACAACTGTTAAAAGCAGTTCAGAATAATAGTAGCTTAGGTAAGAGTGTACATGTTGTGCCTCGTATTCCCAAGAAGGCATTAGGTATAGATGCAGCACGCGCCATATTCCCCCAATGTTTATTCGATAGGGAAAAGACGGCTGATGGCCTGCAATGCTTAAGGCATTATGCTTACAAGAAAGACCCGGAAACTGGCAAGACAGGTAAAGAGCCTGAACATGATGACTGGTCACATGGTTCAGATGCATTCCTGTGCTTTGCCCAACATTATAAACGGCCAGTTATAAGGCCAAAACCAACATATCAAGCGCCCGTTTCATTCTGGGCACAATAGGAATACCATGCAAGACAACGAATCTACTGAAAACGAGGCTAGCAAGCCTACGTTAACGATAGATGCCGCCCTTAAAATGTTCGACCAATATAAAAACTATTGGGAAGATAACTACCGCGAATCAAAGATTGATTTGCTAATGTATGTTGGTGACAGGGCTACCCATTGGGGTTCTGGTTGGGATGATGCTTACCGTGCACCTCCTATAGGTTCACCGGCATTAGTTATCAATGAACTACCGCAATATGTTCACCAAGTAACCAATGATATTAGGCAGAATGTACCTAGCCTTAAAGCATTACCTGTAGCGGATGCAGATATTGAAACAGGTGAAATCATTGCTGGATTATTTCGTAGCATTGAGGATTGCTCACATGCTGATGAGGTGGTTGATACCGCTGCTGAGTATGCGGTTAAATGCGCAATCGGTTTTATGCGCGTTGACCATCAGTTTACCAAAGAAGATGGTGAAGTGCAGGAAATCATATTTAAAATGGTTCCTGACCCATTAAGCAATTACCTTGACCCTGCATCTGTTGAATATGATGGCCGTGATGCTAATGGTGCTATTTCACTTGAACCGATAAACAAAGCGGATTTCGACAGGCTTTATCCGGGAAAGCAGTTTATTTCTTTCACTGAGCCAGAAGTTGATAATGAAAAGAAAGAAAGCATTGTACTTGCTGAGATATTCATCCGTGAGAAATCAGGTGAAAACGACAATGATATAATCATCAGACGCTATAAATGCTCTGGTACTGACATTCTAAACGAAACAACCTTCCCTGGGTTTTATATCCCACTTGTGCCTATTTACGGCGAAGTGACCTGGGTTAATGGTAAGCGTAAAGTAAGCAGCCTAATTCGCAATGCAAGAGATGCACAGCGCAGGTTGAACCATTGGGCTGGCAAGGAATCACAAATTCTTTCCATGGCACCTGTTGCGCCAATTATGGCTGTTCGTGGCACATTAGCTAATGAACGCAATCAATGGCAAAAGCCTGGCGAAGAAATGATTCTGGAATATGACCAGAAAGATTTAAATGGTGATCCAGCACCACAGCCTACTAGGTTACAGCCTGCCCAAGTTCCTACCGGCGTTATTAACGCAATGGCTGGGGCTAAAGAAGATATCAAAGAATCCATGGGCATTTACAATGCTGGCCTTGGTAAACGCGAAGGTGATGCATCGGGTGTAGCATTACAGGCACTGGATAGAAGTGGTGACATAGCGACATTCCATTACCCAGATAATGTCCGCCGTTCCTATGGGCATATGGGCGAGATTGTTATCGGAATGATACCAACCATTTACGATACTCCAAGAATTATTCAGACACTAAACGATGAAGCTGATGTGGAAATGGTGGGCATTAATGGTGCTCCGTTACAACCAGGTCAGAAACAAGCATATGATTTAACCAAGGGCAGTTACCGTGTTCGTGTGACCACAGGTGCAAGCTATACAACACGTCGTCAGGAAGAAGCAGCATTCCTGCAAGAGGCATTCAAACAAGACCCACAACTAATGCAAATTGGTGGTGATATCCTATTTAAATCAATGGATATGCCTGGTGCTCAAGCAATGGCAGCACGATTAAAGAAAATGCTACCGCCTCAATTGCAAGACGACAATATGCAGCAAGACCCGCAAGTCGTTCAGCTTAGCCAAAAGATTCAGCAATTAGAACAAATCATCCAGCAAGGCGCTCAAGAAATGGGCACTATGAAACAGCAGCTTGATAATAAAAATACTGAATATCAGCTTAAACGTGATGAGCTTCTTCTTAAGAATAAAGACCTAGATATTAAAGCTCGCCAAGTTGAACTCCAATACGGCCCTGCTGCTGACACACAATCACAGCTTATGGAACATCACTTAGATGAACAGGCAGCCGATAACCAACTAGCACGTGATTTATTTCAATCCGCAATTACTCCCGCAATTTCACCACAATTAAACCAGCAACCTGAGGCACAAAATGGCAACTCTAATCAATAACCCAAAATCAGATTATGCATGCCCTGCTACTGATTATGTAGCGATTACACCAAGTGATACAGTCAATTTTGCTAATGGGATTTGCAGGGCGATTTACGTTGGTTCTTCAGGAGACATTGTAGCCATTAACAATGAAGGAACTGCAATTACATTTTCAAATGTTCCTATTGGTATTCTTCCAGTGATGACCACGCGCGTTAACGCGACAGGAACAGTGGCAACCAATTTAGTTGCTCTCTATTAAATTATTCATATCTAAAGGAACATTGTAATGGCATTTGTAAAACATGATAGGGTACATGAAACCTCTACTACGACGGGTACTGGCCCTTTAACGCTTCTTGGGCATTTATCTTCTTTTCAGGCGTTTTCATCCGTTATGTCGGTCAATGATACGTGTTATTATGGCATTGCCAATCAAGGGGCTGATGAATGGGAAACAGGGCTTGGTACATACTCAGGCACTAACACCCTTACACGCACAACGCCTATTGAGTCTAGCAATGGCGGGGCGGCTGTATCTTTTTCTGCTGGCACTAAAGACGTATTTATTACGCCTATTGCAAGTCAGACTGCATTACTCTCCCAAGCTAATACTTGGACAGGTACGCAGACATTTACCGCTCCCGTACTTGGCACACCGGCTAGTGCGACGCTTACCAATGCCACGGGTCTTCCACTCACTACGGGGGTCACGGGTGTTTTACCTGCTGCAAATGGCGGATTGCCAGGTACATCCGTTGGCGGGTCTTATCTTGGTGACACGGTTACAACCGCACAAACCATTACACTTGTTCAGTATGCTGCTTATGCATTTACTATCAATAGCCTTAAAAATATCGGTACCGTTGGGGGCACGGCCACTGGCTCCCTGCAAATTAATGGTACACCTGTTACCGGATTATCTTCTTTGTCACTTACTTCAACCCCCGCTAGCCCCACTGCAACGGCCGCCAACACAGTAGCGGTTGGTAATACTATAACTTTTGTAACCACAAGCCCATCATCACTTACTGGCCTCTTACCATTTACCCTTATTGGTACGAGGTAAGAAATGGCCATTACATTAGTAGCAAATATAGGGGCTAATCTTGGTGCGCCCGGCGGTACTACTAGCGCAATAAATACTACTGGTGCTAATTTGCTTATTGTGGGCGTCGCATGGTATAATCCTAGCTCACCTGGTGCGCTAACTGATTCTAAGGGTAACACCTGGACACCGCTTACAGCACAAACAGGGCAAAATCCTGACAGTCAAATATTCTATTGTGCAAATCCCATTGTTGGTTCCGGTCATACTTTTACATATACAGGGGTAAGTATTTATTCCCCTATATGCGTATCTGCATATAGTGGCGTTGCAACATCTTCACCATTAGATGTTCAAAACGGCGCAGGATTTTCTACTTCACTTAACTCACAGCCTGGTAGCGTAACTCCCTCAGCTAATAATGCCCTATTAGTTACTTTCACAGGCGCAAATAACTCAGTCGCTTCGGCTGTTATAGATTCAAGCTTTACCATAACAGACCAAATTGCAGGCGGTGGTGGAAATTGGTTTGGAGCAATGGCATATCAAATTCAAACAACTGCTACAGCCAGAAACCCTTCTTGGACATTCAACGCCGTTACTACTGGCGCATCCGAAATAGCTGTTTTTAAAGCGCCAGGAGGTGGCGGCGGTGGTGGTACTGCAAATAATAAATGGTTTAGCATTAGTGGGTTATAAAGCATGGCAACATTACAATTAGCGTGGAATAACTCAGCTATTACCCAGTTCGGCAATTTGCTAACTGCTACAGCAATGAACACAGGTTTTCAAGTTCATACCAATGGTAATAATTGTACATTTGATTTTTTCTTTACTGGTGCTGACACAGTAGGCCTAAATGGCGGTCTATATGGTACTACTGGGTCTGTTGTTGCGACGCTTATGGATACAAGCGGTACAGTTATTAATACCAATACTCCTACGCTTACTAGTAATGTCACCACTGTCCAGACTATTAATTATTTTACTGGCCTAACCCCCGCAACAACCTATTGGTTGAGACTATCATATACAGGGTTTGGTAATCAGATTGTACAGAGTGATGCTTTAGTGCAATTATCAGGAGCGTCAACAACACCTTCCGTATCAGCTGTTACTGGATATAACCCAGCACAGATTTACGCACCCGATAGTGCCTTTACCGGCCCCACAAATCTAGTGGGTATAGTTGGCCTAGAAGGACAGATTTCTGTACAGCCAGGTTCTGACAGCGCTTCATGGGCTACTTATAACTTAGGGCTTGGTGGTTATGCGGGCGGAAAAATACGGCTTAAGGGGTCATTCTCAGCTATATATTTGCGTGGATATATGGCATCTAATAGCTATATACATTTACAATCATTGCCACTCAATGGCAGTAGTGGTGTACCAACACATTTAGCTACTCTTAATTTTCCAAATACGGGATTTGGTGTTTATGGGCCATGGCAGTTATTAGCTAACGGTCTTTCTACTACTTCGCAAATTTATGAAATAGTTTTCCAAGGTGAAAATGCTGGGGCTCTCATCTCGGGAATTATGACATCAGGCGGTACTGGCATTGACCTTACTACAACATCGACAGCTCTTACGAGGGCGCAATATTTAAATACTCTAGGCGATAGTATCGTAGCCCAAGATTATCCTCTTGGCATTTATTGCTGGTTAATGGAGACTGAGCTGATTTCTCAGACTCTAAATAGAGCGGTTCTTAATTGTGGTGTTGATGGCATTTCCATGGCCACTATATCAACAACACCTAATCTTATATCGTCACTCACTAATGGTTCCGTCCCGTACGCTGGGATTATGATACGTGGCGGTATAAATGATATTAATACAGGTTCTCCTCCTTCTGTCGCGACATTAAGTGGTTACCTAGCTTCAATAATTAAACAGATACGCGCTAAGGGCGGTGGCTGGGCAACCTGCGCTATTAACGTTGAGGGCATACTCCCTATGAGTGGCCATACGTACGCCTATATTAATCAATATAATAAAGGTGCTGGTGGTTATAGCGATACTGTTGCTGCTTTCAATGCAGGTACTATTTCAGGTCAATCGCCCAATCCTGACCCTAATGTGTTCTACCGTGACGTAGACGCTATGCAATTAGGCGGTGCTACTTGGCCTACGGGTGGCGCATTTGACGGCACAAAATTCGCAGATGGGCTACATCCCAATGTGACGGGCGGTGCTATTATAAAAGCGTTCCAATTAGGATATCTAGCTCCTCTCACACCTCCTGTAACAGAAGTAACAACAGGATTTGCATATGGGTTTGGCTCTTATAGCGCGGATTCATTTAGCGGCTTAGTGGGTGGAGCAGTAGCTGCTACATCTTATTCTTTGACAGGCCCTTCTAGTGGTGTTGTAAACGTTGCATCTACCAACTTCACGGTAACACCTAGCGGACTTTATACGGGTACAATAACCCCGGCTTCTACGGGTGCAGGTACATTTAGTCCTACATCACTTACGTTTAGCAACTCATCAACTTCACAAACGTTTACCTATACGCCTACTTCTTTAGTTGGTAGCCCGCATACAATTAGTACAACGTCAAGCCCAGCCATAACTAACCCATCAGGCATAGCTTACACAGTGAGTTCAAGTGCAGCTACGTCTTATACCTTTACAGGTCCTACGAGTGGACAAGACGGCGTAGCACAAACGTATACCCTACAAGCTAATGGTTCGACATCAGCAGTTGTAACACCTGCAACCAGCGGAGGCAGTGGGACTTTTAGCCCAACAACTGTAACGCTTAATGGAACAAATCCCGTAACATTTAGCTATACCCCTTCAACCGCCCAAACCAATACCTTGTCCGTGACTAATGGTGGTGGGTTATCTAATCCAGCCAATATTACACTTGCCGTATATCCAGGCACTAAACCTAATTTAACCATATCTCCTACAGGTACAGGTGTTTCAGTAGGTGCAACTACATCTGAAGTAGGTGTTACCTCTTTTGATTATGTTCAGAACAATGGTGCACCTGTAACAGGTGTTTCATCACCGCAAACTTATACAATAGCCAACATGGCATTACCTGAGACATTTAAAGTACGTAGCCGCAATGCCAACGGCACAGGCCCTTATGCCACTATTAGTTTAGGTGGCGGAGGTGGTTCTGGCGGCGGAAGATTATCCATAGGTCTTTAATTACCAAATAAGGCGCAAATTGCTGCCTGATTAAATCACAGGAATACCCTGCTGATACGCTTGCTCTTTGCAGCGTCCACTTCCCCCAAATCCAGGATTATCTATGACAACAGACCATATTGGCGCTGCTATTGCGGCTGCCACTGCTGAAGCACAGCCACAAACTGATGCACAACTACCACAAGAAAACGTGCCTACCCCAGAAGAAGCCACTCAGGAATTACCTGCTGAAGAAAATACCGAGACCAATGAGTCCGGTGATGAAACCAGAGAGGAGCAATTTCCTAAGAAGGCAGTTAACGCGATTAACCGACGCGAGAGAAAAATCGGTAAACTAACTGCTGAACGTGAACAGTTGATGGCGGAACTTAATAAGTACCGTGAACAATCTGCACCAAAGCAACCTAATCAATCTAAAGCTGATGATGGCCCCAAAGAAACGGATTTCAATAATTACGCCGAATATTTGGAAGCACGAACAGCTTATAAGATTGAAAAACAGTTTGCTGAATATAATGGCAAACAACAAGAAACTCATCGTACCCAGCAAGAGAAAGCATGGGTAGCTGAGCGCGAACAATATGTTTCAACGAAAGCACAGGATTTCATTAAGGAAACACCTGATGCATTGGCAATTGTTCAAGAATACTCCGATATAGCTGATGAATTTTCACCTGAGTTGCAACGTCTTTTCCTAGAAGCCGATAACGCGCCATTGGCGTTTTATAATCTGGCTAAAGAAGGAAAACTCGAAGCGCTTATGGCGATGTCGCCTGCAAGAGCAGCGATGGAAATTGGCATGGCTCAAGCCAAAGCCCCCTCCAAACCCAAAACAAAAGCCCCCACACCGTTACCCGCATCTCGCGGCTCGGTTCCTGCGGGTAAGCGTCTTGAGGATTACACGCCTCGGGAAGCACTCAATCTCATGAAACCAAAGGATTAAAATTATGTCTAATGCTATTAATACCGTAAAAGCCGCCGTTGGCATTCTTGCCAAAGCAGCGGCAGCCGAACTCGTAGATAACTTGCAATTTGCAAAATCTATCAGCAAAGCAGATGAAACAGACTACAAAGGAAAAAATGGTTACAGCGCTGGTGATACTATTTATATCTCCAAACCTGCTCGTTTTATCCCAACGACTTCTTTCGACATCACAAGCTCTATCCAGGATTTTGTGGAAGAAAAAACGCCATTGGCTTTGGATATTATCTCTTCCAATGCTATCGCGCTTGATTCACAGGAACTTGCATCAACTATTGACCTTTCACAGGTTTATAACCGTGCAATTAAACCTGCTATTCATTCTATCGCACAAAACGTTGAATCCGTAATGTTAACACGTGCAGTAAATGCAACTTACAATTCTGTAGGTACGGCAGGTTCTACTGTATTTGATACCAACACAATGATGAGCGCTACTGCACAGATGAGCCAGTTCTTGGCTCCTATGTCACAGCGTTATGCATTGCTTGACCCAATTGCAAGCCAGTCTGCTGTTGTAGCTCGTAAAGGTCTATTCCAAAGTGCTGCTGAAGTTGCAAAACAGTATAAAGAAGGTGCAATGGGTATAGCTGATGGGTTTACCTATCTCAGCAATAACCTGCTTCCAGTTCATACTCGTGGTACGCAAACAGGTTCTTTCACTGTAGCAACAACGTCTGTTAATGGTGCTTCTACGATTGCTTTGACAGGTACAAGCGGTGGTACGTTGAAACAAGGCGATATATTTACAATCGCTGGCCGTTATGCTGTTCATCCTATTACCAAGGCAACGCAGAACTTCTTGCAACAGTTTGTAGTAACAGCTGATAACACGGCTTCTGGTACTGCTTATACAGGTGTTGCAATTAGCCCAACTATCTATGATGCAGCTACTGGTAAGTCACTCCAGAATATCAGCTCACTGCCAACTTCTGGTGACGTTGTGACAATCGTTGGTAATGCTTCTACTGGTTATACGCAAAATCTTGCATTTCACACAGATGCTTTCCGCATGGTTTCTGTTCCTCTTGTAATGCCAACAGCAGTCGAATTTGCTGAACAGGCTACTTACAAAGGATTTACGGTTGCTATCGTACGTGCATTTGACGTTCTCAAACGCCGCATGATTACACGTATCGACTTCTTGGGTGGCATTGCTGCTACTCGTCCTGAATGGTCATGCCGTATCACAGCGTAGCCCATCAACTAGAGGGCAGTAGGTCGGGTCGCTTTTAGCGGCCTTTTTTATTGCCCTCAACTTTTAAAGGAAAATACTATGACCGCTGGAATTATTATGGGGAACATCCGTGCAATGCACCTTGTTTCCCTTGTTATTGACCCTGCAAGTGTTGCAGCCAATACAACTGCCGAACAAACATTTACGCTAAATGGCGCTGCTACATATCATTTGCCTGTAGTTATGAAGCCAACAGCAACCGCTGGTTTAGGTATTGTAGGTGCACGTATAAGTGCTGCCAATACGCTTGCCATTACATTTTCTAATAACACCGCTTCACCAATAGATGCTGGCTCAGAAACATATGTGATTTTTCTAGTATCTCCTGAAAGTGGTGTCGCTTCTACTAAAATTGGTAGCTAGTTATGACAACAACTGCATTGGATATCATTAATAGAGCGGCAAGACTTATAGGTGTTACCTTTAAGTCAGAAGTTCTTACAGCAGATGAAGCCAACGATGGCTTAACTGCGCTTAATGACATGCTAGACAGTTGGTCAAACGAAGACTTATTGACTTATGCCTACACACTCGAAAGCTTCCCTCTTACTTCAGCAGCTTCTTATACTATCGGTATTGGCGGTGACTTTAACACTTCTCGTCCGATTGATATAGCAAGCGCTGTTGTAAGGGTAGGGGGTATTGACTACTCGCTGGATATTATTTCCCTAGAAGAATATCAGACCGAAATACCACTTAAATCAATTGCAAGTCCGATTCCGCAATTACTTACTTATGATAACGGATATCCCCTTGGAACTATGCGTATTTATTATGTTCCCCAAGGTGGAACTCTTACTCTTCAAAGCAATAAGCCCTTATCTAATCTTTCATCCCTAACATCTACTGTAATACTTCCACCCGGATGGAACAAGGCATTAAAAAGCAATCTCGCAATTGATTTAGCTTCTGAATATGGGGTTGAAGTTCCTGCGTCCGTAATCGCAATGGCGAAGGAATCAAAAGGCCTCATAAAGCTATCGACCTCAGTCAATAATTCTATGCCATTACTTCCTTCTAATGTGAGGGAAGGAAATATCTACAGCGGTTGGTGGTCTTAATGGCTATTATTTTATCCACCAAAAACATTCCTATTTTAGTAGATAACGAGGATTATGAGTTGCTGAATCAATATAATTGGACGGTAACACTAGGGTATGCAGTTAGACACGGAAAGGTGAATGGCAAATATAAAACGATTTATATGCACCGTTTTATAAATAATACGCCTGATGGTTTAGAAACAGACCACATAAATAGAGATAAATTAGATAACAGGAAATGTAACTTACGAAGTGCGAGTAAAAGCTTAAATAATTTTAACAAGAATATTCAGAGTAATAATTCCTCAGGAATTAGGGGCGTAAATTGGTATAAGAGAGTCAATAAATGGCGCGCCTACATTAAAAAAGACAATATTAATATCCATCTTGGATATTTCAATACACTGGCTGAAGCTATAAAGGTCAGAATAGAACAGGAGTTAATCCTATTTTCTGAGATTGTATCATGACAAAGATTGGGCTTGTTGGCCCATCTTCGCAACAACGGTCAATCCCTTTCGATGCTCAAAGGACAATTAACCTTTTTCCGGTATTGGATGAAAAGGGCAGGGAAGTTTCAGCATTATATGGAACACCTGGATTATCTTTATTTGCTACAGCTGGCATAGGGCCAATACGTGGTGCATTTGCTGCTGCTAATGGTAGGGCATTTGTAGTCTCAAACTCAGGCTTATATGAGGTGCTTTCTAACGGGACAACTACCCTTCAAGGCACATTAAGTACACCTTCTGGCATTGTTTCTATAGATGAAAATGGACTGCAATTAGGCATATGTGATGGCAATAGCATCTATATATTTACCTATACTACCAATGTATTTGTTCAGGTAACTGACCCTGATTTACCTTCTGTTGGAACAATAACTTTCATTGATGGATACTTTGCGGCTAACGTCAATAACAGCGGCAAGTTCTTCATATCTGCCTTATATGACGGTACGTCATGGGCTGCGTTGGATTTTGCTACTGCTGAATCAAGCCCTGATAACCTACTTAGGGTATATAACTCAGTTGGACAGTTGTGGCTATTAGGTTCAAAAACAACAGAAATTTGGAGCAATAACGGAGCCGCATCTTTCCCATTTGCCCGTATATCGGGAGCAAAAATGGAAACAGGTATTCTTGCGCCGCATACCGCAATAGCAGTAGATAACTCACTTTTTTGGGTAGGGCAGGATAATATCGGTTCAGGCATTGTGTTTCGTACACAGGGATTTACACCTCTACGCATATCTACAAACCCCATTGAACTCCTGATTCAAAAAGCACCTACACCCTCTACGCTACGTGCTTATACATACCAAGAAGAAGGCCATCCATTCTATGTAATTACGGGTGGAGGAATGAATACCACGCTTGTCTATGACATTTCTACACAGCAATGGCATGAAAGGGCTTACCTCAATTCCTTTGGTGTATATGAACCTCATTTAGGCTCATGCGGAATGTATGCCTTTAACCAGCAATTAGTTGGTAGCCGGTTAAATGGTAAAATATATAAAATGAGTTTGGATTTATATAGCGATGATGGTGACGAGATTTCATCGGAACGTGTCTATACACATTTAAGCCAAGAAGATACGCGGATAAAATTCAACCAATTGGAAATAGCCATGGAAACGGGTGTGGGCAATCAGGTAGCACCAGCGGTTAATCCCCAGATTACTTTGTGGATTAGTAGTGATGGTGGCAAAACCTATTCCAATAGCTATACGACATCATTTGGAGCTGTAGGCAAATATATGACAAGGGCTGTATTTAGAAGGCTTGGCATAAGGTTTATATGTACTTTTAAGATTCGTATTACTGACCCGGTTAAGCGCGTATTGATAGGGAGCTATTTGAAATGAGTTCAGTAGAAGCACCGCCAATATATAATCCTCTGATTGATAATAGGGGTATTGCTACCTTGCCATGGGTGTTGTTTTTTAGCAATATTTATACTGGAGATACTGGAACCGTATGGACACCAACATTTACTAATCTTACAACGGTTGGGACACCAACAATAACAGGAAAATTTTACCAATTTGGGCAAGCATTAGCTTATTTTAATGTAACGATAACTCCGGGTACGAGCACATCTGCTACTGCTGGAACGACTTATATTAATAACTTTCCGCTAGTTATGAGTGGAAATGGCGCATGTTTAGCAGTGTCTGGCTTACTAGGCACAAATGCAGGCATGTGTGATAAATCTAGCAATAACATATATCCTCCTTCTTGGTCAGCAGTAACCGTTCCATTGACTATTGTTGGAATGGTAGAGGCATCATAAAAAAAACCCCTGCGGGACGGCAATCCCCAGAGGCGCGGAATCAATCAACACAACTGAAAGACTCAGATGAAGAATAGCAATACTGTTATTAAATACAAGAATTATGAGGTCAATGTGCCTAATAAATATGTAAATTGGATTATATTCTTAGCATTCTTCTATGTGACTCTATATGGCAGCGCAAGCCTACTAACTGCAATTGCAGCACTTAAACATGGTTGAGGCTAATTAATTGCAATCCATTTGGCCAAACTGGCCTAGGTGATAAGTTGTACAATGAAAAGATGAACGTGTTTGATTGTAGGTATTTAAAGGTATTTGCGGTAGTGTTATTGGTTGCTGAGAAGAAATATCCTGAATTTCTCGGTTCCTTCCTTCCGCTATTGCATTGGATTGTGCTTGAGAACGGTAAGTCAAAAATTCTTGTTTTGTAATTTCATTATTATGGAATTTTTCAACTAACAATCCCATATAATTCATAGTTTTAACATTTATATCTGGATAGGGAGAATTGGGTAAAAGAATACGATTCTGTAAATTTGTAAGACAATTATATCTTTCTATTACGTTGCTTTTATCGACATCGTAATATTCGTAACTTCCACATTCTTTAATTGCTTGTTGTCTGTAAATATCAAATATATTCTGTTGCTGACAGCCTATTAAAGATAATACAAAAAATAAGAATAATTTTTTCTGCATATAATTAACAGCAGTGCTCTACCTTAATTACGTTGTAGCCTTTAGCAGCAATACATTCGTCAGCAATCTGTCTTGATGTTTTATTGCCATCAGAAGAGAAAAAAGGGTCTGCTTTAGATTTTCGTACTAGGGTTTCTTCTAAACATGCTTTTCTATCTGCTTCGTATTTAGTTTTATCTAATGGCTCATTAGCTAGTTTAGGTTGATAGTCAGCCCAATGGGCGCAGGAAGTCAGTAAAATAAAGCTTAATAGAATAAGAGTTTTTTTCATAAAAACCTTTCCTTTGTTAATACATTTTAACCCCTTAATTCAATTAAAGCAATAGATTGTAAAAAACATGAATAAAACCTCAGGAAAACCAGAGTTATATCTGGTTCCTACGGAGCGCTTAGACTCATTATGGGACAGGGTTTTACCTTACATAGAATCCTATGTTTTGAGGTCATTTGGCAGATACGAAAACGAAGATATTAAACAGGCAATTAAAGATAAATTATTTCAACTTTGGATAGTTGTCTCAGAAGATGAAATCAAAGCCGTTGTCATGACGCAATTATACGAATTTCCAAAACTCAAAGAAGTTCAAATAGTCATGTGCGCGGGCAAGAACCGTCATGAATGGTTCCATTTGATGAAAAAGATTGAAGGCTATGCCCGTGAGCGCGGTGCTAGAAAGTTTTCAGCAGTGCCACGTCTGGGCTGGAAAAAAGATTTGATTAAAGACGGATTTAAAGAAACCCACACTTATTTAGAGAAAGACTTGTAATGAAAAACTTTGATTTATTCTTAGAGAAAGCACGTCAAATAGTTGATGAGCATCGCGCTGAATATAACGATGTTTATTACATGAAAGGCGGTTGGAACCCTATCCGTGATGCTATAGAGACTGTAGGAACATTAGCTGGTAATTATGCATTACCTGGAAGTTCTTTGATAACAAGTAAGATTGCGAGTAAGGGTTCACAAGACCAATTAAATTCTCCTCTAGGAAAATTGGCGCAGGCAGGTACCGGATTAACAGGCTCAGGTGTAGGCTCTAGTTTTACTGGCATTCCATCGGCATCCTCTATTGGTGCTGGGTGGACTAATGCAGCCAATGGGCTTGGAGGGCTTGCCGGAGACCCTACATTAGGTAGCGACATTTCTACTGGCGTTGATAATATAGGAAATAAATTCTCAAGTTTATTAAGTGGAAGCGGAGCTGCAACAACAGGTGCAGGACTAAATGGAGCTTTCCAGGATGCATTTAATGGAACAGGCGGCGGAACTGGTTCCGGTATTAGTGACTTTTCAAATGGTCTAAGTGGCTCCGGTAGCGGTAGCATACTTGGTAGCACGACAGCTCTACCTAGTCTTGCTTCACCATCGATTAATGTAGGAACTGGAGGAGGTTCTTCTAGCTTTAGCTCACTATTTGGTGGTGGTTCAGGTGGGACAGGCGGTTACAATACACTTGCAGCCCTAGGCGGTGCAGCTAATAGCTTATATGCTAATAACCAAGCTCAAAAGGACTTACTAGCAGCTAATCAAAAAGCATCTGATGTTCTTTCACCTTATTTAGCTAGTGGTCAGGCCGCTAACTCTCGCTTATCTGATTTGCTAGGTACAAGTGGTAATACTACTTCTGCTGGTTATGGCTCATTAACAACACCATTTACCGCTGCTGATTTACAAAATGACCCAGGCTATCAATTCCAATTACAACAGGGCAACCAAGCATTGGATAGGCAACAGGCTGCTAAAGGCAATTACTTTTCTGGTGCAGCACTTAAAGCTGCTCAGGATTATGGCCAAGGCTTGGCAGATACTACTTATAACAATGCTTACACTCGAGACCTTCAAAGCAAACAGCAGCAATATGGCATGTTGGCTGGTCAATCTGGAACAGGACAAACAGCAGCGACTAATCTTGGCAATATTGACCAATCCACAGGTAATGCTCAAGCAGCATCAGGCATACAAAGCTCCAATATTCTAAACCAATCCTTATCTAGTTTGCTAAATGGAAGTGGGGCTAAACGTCTTGTTGGTTATGGACAAAACGGCCAACCATTATACGCATAAGGAATTATTATGCCAATTGACCCAAATGTATTTAATAACATTAAGACCTTTGCTGATTACAATCGTGCAGACCAAGATTTTCAGTTAAAGAAAGCGTTGGAAGCACAAGCTATTCAGAGCGGGGGAATAGATGCTGCTAGTAAAGCAAATATATATGCTACTCAGTTATTATCAGGTGCAGCAGCAGGGGGACAACCGGCTTATGACCAAGCACGTCAAACGTTAGCTGCTCAGGGTATAGACACAAGTAATTATGCGCCAGATGTGCAAACAGCATCACAACAATTACAAGCTGCACGTTTAGCACAATCACCTATTGGCTCCCTCCTTAACACTGGCCTAAAAATGGATTCCAATGATTTGGCAAAGGCCTCATTAACAGGTGTTTTGCCTTCAGGTAGTAATGTACAATCAATTATTGGGAATATTATTCCTAACCAAGGAACTTCTCAAATACCTGGGCAAAACCCTATGTTGCCTAAATTGGTGCAAGCTGAAAGTGGAGGAAACCCAAATGCAGTTTCGCAAGCAGGTGCACAAGGTATTGCTCAAATAATGCCAGCTACAGCAAAAGACCCTGGATATGGTGTAACCCCATTACAAGGGTGGGATGGTGTTAATCCTGCTACTGCGCCAGTGCAGGAACAATTGCGATTTGCAAATGATTACCTAAATGCAATGCAACAACATAATGGTGGTAATCCACAATTAGCAGCTGCTTCTTATAATGCAGGTCCTGGAAGGGTAGATGCTGCTCTAGCGCAACTTCCACAAGAAACACAAAATTATGTTGCTAAAGTTGCTCCATTTAATCCGCCAGCACAAGCAGCAAATGAAACTTTGCCTGCATATAAAGACCGTGTGCAAATGGCATTTGAGCAATATAAATTAAATAATGCTCCTGCTATGGCTCAAGCTAATGCTGCCGCTTCAGAAGTAGGTAAAGCACAAGGGGCGGCAACCAAAGAGGCTGCTGGGTCACAAGAAGGTGTAGACCAGATAGTACAAAACATTGAAGCTTTAAAAACTCTTGCACCTAATGTACCACAAGAAAGATATGGAATACCTGCCTCTGCAAAAGCATGGGTATCACAAAACTTTGGCGACCAATCGGAGGCTAATAATTATAAAACCTTTAGTACTATTAATGAAGCCCAAGGCATTAATGCTATTAAGGCACTTGCAGCAACTGGTCAGATACGCATGAATCAACGATTAGAAGCTATGATTAATCGTGGGTATTTAGTAGACC